CCTCAAGAAGTCGAAGCGCGCGAAGACCCCGCGCCGCGTCCGCTCGCTCGAGGAGGTGGTCGAGCGTCGCGCCAACGGCAACGGCCAACCAAAGCCGGTCGAGCTCGGCAAATCGCTCGAGGTGCTGCCGGGCTACGGCTTCCGCGCCGCGATCGAGGACGACCGTCTCGCCATCGAGCAGGACTCCGGCGAGCGCACCGACAATGTGACGCTCTCGAAGGCCGAGGCGCGGGCGCTGTTTGCTCAGTTCGGCGAATGGGCCTCGGCCTAATCGCTCTCACCAACAACCAAACGAGGGATCTATGACGCGACCGTTTTTTGACACCCTGCGCGAACTGCGCAAGGGACGAACGCACGAGGAGCTATCCACAGCCCTCGCGGCAATGGTGACCGCCGTCCAGGACACCGGGAAGTCTGGCGAGATCACGCTGAAGCTCAAGATCAGGCCGCCCCGAAAAGGCAGCATCACGTACATCACGATCGAGGACGAGATCACCTCGAAGCTGCCGCGCGCCGATCGCGATGACACGGTGTTTTTCCCGCTCGCGGATGGGTCGCTGAGTCGACAGGACCCCTCGCAGCTGGGGCTCAAGCTGTCTGCCGTGCCGGACGGCGTCGACCCTCAGACCGGAGAAATCGACGCGCAGAGGAGCGCCTAACATGGATCAGGAAGCAATCGGCCGATTACTTGATGCCGTCCGTTCGAGCGTTGCGGTCCACAAATTCGGCAACGAGCGTGCGGTCGCGCTCGTGCCGGAGGGGTTCACCGTTCACGACATCAGCCTGCTCCTCCCGCCGCCCGACCGCGTTAAAGACGAAGTGACGATGCTCACCGCGAAGTCATTCGTCGACTATGTCGCGCGCTACGGGTCGCCGGGCGCGACGACGATTTTCGCCGACGAGGGGCGCTCGACCTACGTCGCCGTGATCGACTATCACAATCCGAATGACTTGGAGGATCGGCGCGGGACCTGCGAGCACATCGTCCGGTATGAATGCCCGACCTCGCTCGAATGGCGCGCCTGGACCGGCGCGAGCGGCAAACTCATGCCCCAGCAGGACTTCGCCCGGTTCATCGAAAACAACCTGCCGGACATCAACTCGCCGACCGCGGCCGACATGCTTGCGATCGCGCTGACTCTTCAGGTCAAGAAAGACGCCCACTATTCAAGCGACCTGCGCCTCGACAACGGTCAGACACAATTCCGCTACGAGGAGACGATCCGCGGCAGCAGCCGAGCCGGCGATCTCAGCATTCCCGACAGCTTCCGAATCGCGATACCGGTATTCATTGGCGAGCCGGTGAAAGCGATCGAGGCCAAGCTCCGTTACCGGATCAGCGACCAGAAGCTCGTGATCGGTTTCGAGCTCGTCAGGGCGGAGGCTGTGCTGCTCGAGGCGGTCCAGAAGGTCACCGAGGGGATCCGTTCCGACCTCGTGGGATTCCGCCTCTTTATCGGGCGTCGCTGAGATGAACGCCAACGCCAAACAAGCGACCCCCCGCGAGTTCGGGGTCCAGCTGATCGAGATGAAGGGCCACATCGAGCAGGCGCTCCCGGCCGGCATCGCCGCCGACCGGTTCATGCGCATCACGCTGACCGCGATCCAGCTGAATCCGGACCTGCTCAACTGCGACCGGAAGTCGCTCCTCCTGGCATGCCTGCGCGCCGCGAATGATGGGCTCATGCCCGACGGCCGCGAGGGCGCGTTCGTGGTCTTCAACGACTCGAAACGTAAGGTCAAGCTCGCGCAATGGATGCCGATGTACGCGGGCCTCCTGAAGAAGGTCCGCAACACCGGCGAGCTCCTCTCGATCTCCGCCAACGTCGTCTATGAGCGTGATCACTTCGACTACCAGCTCGGCGACGAGGAGCGGATCGTGCACAAGCCCTCGATGGGCAATCGCGGCAAGCCGATCGGCGCCTACGCGATCGCCTGGCTGAAGGACGGCGGGATTCAGCGCGAGGTCATGGACGCGGAGCAGATCCGCCAGGTGCAGGCGGTCTCACGCGCCACGAGCGAAGGCACGCCCTGGGACCGCTGGCCGGATGAGATGGCCCGCAAGACGGTCATCCGACGGCTCTACAAGCGCCTGCCATCCTCGACCGAGATGGACCGGTATCTGAATTCCACGCCGGCCGTCGAGCGCGAGCTCGCGCCGCAGATTGCCGACACGCTGAAGCATGCAGCGCTCCCGGACCCGGCGAGCTACGAGTCGAGCGTCTTTCACATGATCACTGACGCCCGCGTCGCGATCTCTGAGGCGGAGTCTCCCGACCAGGTGAACCACATTTTCGGATCGGTCTGCGCGCGGCTCGTTGAGCTCGAGGCGGAGGTGCCGGACGACCTGAAGCGGGCGCGGGATGATCGGCTCGAATCGTTCGGAGCGATCGCTAGCGCGAAATGAGCGACGAGGGAAGCGCCGGCCCTCAACCAGACCGGCGCTGCTTCATCTGCTTGGAGGTGGTCATGAAGCGTTTAGGTATTACATCGCCCACGGCGAATAGGATCCTTTTTGGCGGATACGCGATCGAGGTGGCAATGATCGGACCGGCAGAGGCCGCCGAAATGCTCGCTCGAAATTCAGCTAACCGCCGCCTTCGGAAAGACGTCGTCCTCTGACAAAGCGACGACTCAGCCGGACCCTGCTCGACTGGAGGCTTTACGGGAATTGCAGCGGGAGTCCGAAGAACTCGGCCTGTACGACTCACCCGCTGACAGCGCAGCAGATCGGGAGGAGCCTGTTAAATGATCGCTCTTACACCAGAACAGGTCGCGGATGCCAAGATGGTATTCGATAAGTGGTCATCCACCATGAACGTCACAGGATGCTACGGTAAGGACGCACAGGTCTACCAGACAAAGTGCGCCCTTATGGACTTCCAAGGGTTCGTTCTGGCGTTGGGCGAACTGCGAGCTGCTGACAGTGCACCAGAGGTGAAGCCGTGACCATCGAAACAGACTGCACCGATTCCCCGGTGTGCCCGCATTGCGGCACTGTCTACGAGGACGCATGGGAGTGGAACTTCGACGGCGCGGAACAGCGCAAGGAGGACTGCGATCATTGCGGTAAATCTTTCCTCTGCGAGCGCGACATCTCTGTTACCTACTCGACCAGACCCGCTGAAACCGTGGACACTAGCCATGAGTGACATCACAGAGAGATTGCGCCACACAGGATGGATGCACGACACGCTGGCAATTCGCAACGAAGCCGCCGACGAGATCGACCGGCTGCGCAAGTCGAACAATGTGCTTCACCGCCGCTGTCAGGATGCCGAGGCGGCGCTGGTCGATTACGCGAAGCTGCTCGCGCTCCCGCCTAATGGAGACGGGATCCGGTTCGTGAATGGCAGTATGGGGAGGGCGCTGCTTGTTGGGCTGTGCGATAAGCAGCAAGGGGAGATCGAGACGCTGCGCGGGGCATTGCAGCGTTCGCCCTGCCCGGCCGCGCTCGTCAAAGATGACGGAACCGTAGCCGACTGCGTCCGCAAAGGACACTGCGGCTGCGAGAACGCGCCGGCCCTGAAATTCGGAGCTGCGCTGGAGAACCCGGCAACGAGTATTGAGGCCACGCCCGACGGTAGCCCTGACGGGGAGCCGAAGCGGAACCGCGTGCCGCCTCTTACGGTCGGCCGGCAGATTGACGGCGGAGCTCCGACCCTTTCCGATCGGCTGGCGAAATACAACGAACTACGCGCCGCAGCGGAGGCTTATTACAACGATTACTGCCTGGACGAGGCAGAGGGCCTATTTGCTGGCGTGATCGACGGCGTGGCCGAGCAACGCGATGCGGCCCGACGACTGAGAGACGCCATTAAAGCAACGGCGTTCATAAGGGAGCTATTGCCGTGACGACCTCGACGCCGCTGCCGCGCTTGATGACCGAGGCCGACGTGGCCCAGTATCTCGGCGTCCACCCCGAGACGGTCGCCAGGGAGCGCCGCCGGGGCCGGCTGCCCTGGCGGAAGATCGGGGGCCTGATTCGCTTCACGGCCAACGACGTGCAGGAGTACCTGGAGCGATGCGCTACTACCTCAAAGACCGAGGCGGCGTCTGGTACATCTGCTGGACCGAGCGGGGCATTCCCGGACGCCTCAGCACTCGCCTGCGAGATCGCGGGCAGGCGGAGCTCGCGCTCGCCCGTCACGTCCTGATCCATGGGAACCCGCGCCACCAGGCGGCGGAGGCCGTCACCGTTCAGTCGGTCGTGTTGCGCTACTGGCAGCACCACGGCCGCAACATCGCGAGTCGCGACAGCGTGACTGCAGCCCTCAAGGCCGTGAATACCTACCTCGAGCGCGTTTCGGTCGCCGACTTCGGCCTGACGCGGCAGGAGGCCTTCATCCGCGCGCTGCGATCGGACGGCCTGGCCTCGAGCACGATCAAGCGCTGGATGGGGATCGTCGGAACGGCGCTGCGCTGGGCGCACGCGCGCCAGGAGGTCGTCGAGATCCCGCCGATGGTCGCGGTGAAGTCGGCGAACGAGGAAGGCGAGCGCCCGGCGACCGTCGAGGAGCTTCGGGCCCTCTGCGGCGCCTGCCTCCACGAGCATCAGCGGCGCTTCCTACTCCTGATGATCGGGACGGCCGCTCGGCCGATCTCCGTCCTCGAGCTCGACTGGTCCCGCATGGATTTCGAGTCCGGGACGATCGCCCAGTCGGTGCCCGGGGTCGACCACGGGAAAAAGCGTCGGCCGAGGGTGCCCATGGCGGCGAGCGTGCGGAGGTATTTCGAGGGGAAGCGTTCGATCGGACCGGTGGTCCAGTGGAACGGAAAGCCCCTGGCAGGCCATAAGCGGCTCTATGCGGGGCTCGCGGAGCGGGCGGGCGTCGAGGTGGGGGCTTACGGGATCCGTAAGGCCTGCGCGACGTGGATGCGGCAGGAGGGCGTCCCGGAATGGGACGTCCTGGGGATGTTGGGGCACCGGGCCGGCAGCTCGCAGACCGAGCGCTATGCCCACTGGCGCCCGGAATTCATGAGGGCCGCGGCGGAGTCACTCGAGCGCCTGATCCGCGCGGTGGACCCGCCTTGGATGGTGGGCGCTGCTGGGATCGAACCAGCGACCCCCACGATGTCAACGTGGTGCTCTACCGCTGAGCTAAGCGCCCGGACTGGCAAGGGGCTTAACAGCGCGGCAGCTGTGGCCCTTCAAAATCAGGCGCTTAGGGAGGCGAGCGACTACCATGTCAAGGACGAGGCCCAGCCCATTATTCTGCCACTTACGGCTGCAAATGACGACTAGCGGCGACAAAGAAATCAAAGACTTGGCAGACGGTACTTGCCAGTCACTTGCCAGCCGGCCGAGACTGGTGATCAAGATGGCGACTGATTGGATGTGGTGCTATGAAGACCCCGAAGCGGCCGCCGGCGAGATCGACCGGCTGCGGAAGTTGGTGGACGACGCCGAAGCTGTAATTCGACGGCAGCGTGATCGGCGCATTGAGCAAGATGCCGAGATCGACCGGCTGCGCGAGGTCGTCAAATACCTGCGTGCGATCCTTCCGCAGGAAAAATGGGCAGACGATGGCCGAAAGATGGCAGACGCCGCGCTAGGCACAGCCAATCAACCGGCAGCGGGTTTCGTTCAGGACGACACGGGATGGGAAGCCGCCGCGTTGAAATTATGGCCCACCGTCAAATCGCCCGCGGCTGTGCCCGCTGGTCGGGAGACGGAACCATGAGCGCCGGAGAGGAACTGCTGCGGGATCTGGCAAATGATCGCAAGGACACGGCGCTTGGCAACGAGATACTCGCGGTGCTGGCTAAGAAGGCGGAAGCGGGTCGACTGCTGCGCCTGTGCATCCCGTCATTGAAAAAGGACGGCCGACCGCATGCTGTAATGATGGTGCAGGCATGGTTGAGCGACATAAAAGCCGTCAGCACAGCACCTCGGGAGGGGAAAATGAGCGGCATACCCGACAACATCGTGATTGAGGACCAGAAGCGGCAGCTTTTGGAGTTGTCCTATGAATTGGCCGAGGCGGAGCGCGACGCGAAACGATGGCGCTATCTTCGCGTTCGACCCATCGCTGACCCAAGCGAGCAGTTCATCACCGGCTTTTACATAGGCACCAATCCGGATACGGGCGTCGATCCCGAGATCTGCGACCTAGCAGTAGATCAGGCCATCGCAGCGGCAGCTGCTGTTACATCCTCGGCTGAGCCCCTGGAGCCCTGAGCCCCCGCACCGCCTGGATCGACCGCAGGCATTCCGCCAACCGGTCGCCCCTGCTCCGCCATGACTCGAGGAGCTCGCCATTCGTGGCGGGCGCGTCGGCGTCACCCTGGCACTTGAGCAGCTCGGCCGGGACGGGGATGTACTGGGTCGGCCCGGGCACCGGGACCGGCTTCGGGATTGGGACCTGCGTCGGCTGGCCAGCGCAGCCGGCGACCAGGATCGCCACGATCGCGATCACGGCGCAGATCAGCAGGCAGGCGACTAGTTGACGGGGCATCGTATCGACTCCCGTGACCAGGCCGCACAGCTTCCGTCCGGCGCCTTGAGGGCCGCCTCGTATTTCGCCCGCCATGCGTCAGCCTTTGCCGTTGCATCTCTCGCGGCCGCCGCCAGGCGATCGCGCTCTGCCTGAGCTTGGCTAGCCAGTTGCGCCTGCTGCGCCCTGGCGGCCTCCTGGGCGCTCTGCAGGGCCTCCTCGACCGCCTTCGTCCCGTCCGCCTGCAGATTGATCAGGCGCCCGGCGCAGGCCGATCCCGGCGAGCAGGCCTTCTCCGCCTTCAGCTCCGCCGAAACCGCAGCCAGGGCGTGCGAATCTGCACGCCAGGAATGCACTTTCCAGCCAGCCAGGCCGACCAGGCACAGGACGGCGACGGCGAGGCCGAGCTGGATCAGCTCGAGGTAGGGCGCGATCGCCGCCTTGATTGGGTCAAGGGTCATGTCCATTCCCCGCGCCGCAGCCAGCCGTGATAGGCCCCAGGCGTGTTCTTGCTGTAATCGAGCGAAGGGCTGACGGTGATCGTCCCGTCCTCGTGCTCTTCGACCGTGTGAATCGATGGATCAAGGCGGCCGCCGGTCCCGTCGGGAGCCGTGGCTTGCCAATGCAGCCAAGGGTGATCGCCTGCGATTGGATACCCCTTGGCCTCCATTCGCGCGAGGACCTTCGCTGCGTCCACGCGGCCGTAGGCTCCGGGCTGGTTGATCTGCGCCGGGTCGAGCCAGCCGTCCTCATTCGGATAGACGCGCGTGCCTTTCACGGCTGACTCTGCCGCGACCAGGCGATGATGGCAGCGATCGCAAGCGCGCCGAAAATGGCGAGCAGGATCAGCGCGAGGACTCCGAGGCCCTTCAGGAATATCAGGAAATCAGCCTACATGGCACGCGCTCCTATCTGGCTCCGATGAGGTGCAGGACCCGGCGGGCCGAGGTCTCGATGCTGGCGATCTCCCGCTCGGCCGGCTCGCGTTCCGGGATGAATTCCGTCCGGAGAAGCTCGCGCAGGTTGTCGGCCCGCTCGAGGATGGCCTTGATCTCCGCCGAGAGGGCCGGCCCGACGTCGCGGGCGGTCATGGTTCATCCCCCCAGGCCTTCGCAAAGGCCGGGAATTTCCACCCGACGACGGCCTTCGTGATGCGGTAGACGTAGGGCGCGGAGACGCCGGCCACCACCGCGACGGCGTGATGCAGCCCGGTGTGATGGTCGCCGATCATCATGTCCCAGATGCGGCCCGTTAGGAGCCCGGTCGAGAGCACCGCGAGCCACATCACGCTCACCCGGTAACGGGGCTCGCTCACCCGGTCGGCCGCCGCCACGAAGCCGAGATAGGTCCGCTTGACGAGCTGGGTGACCCCGGCGCCGCCGACGAGGCCGGCCAGGAGCACGAGCAGGACCGGATAGTCGCTCATGATCCGGAGCCACTGATCCGGGTGGAACTCGAAACCCATGGGGAGCCTCCTAGACGGTCGCCTGCATGGCGGTGCGCACGGCCCGGCGGACCCAGCCGCGGCCGTTGCCTGGCCATCCGGCGTCACGTGTGTAATTGACGATTGCGGCGGAGATGAAGTCGACCACGGCGTCGACCGGCGGCTTGCGATTCGCGGCCGCCACCGTGACCGGGCCGAGATCCCCGTCGACCGCCACATTGAGCGAGGCCTGCAGCTCGATGATGGCGCGCGCGGGGCCCTGATTCACGGCCTGCTTGAAGACGCACGAGGCGAGCGCCGGCTGCAGCTTGTCGCCGCATACCCCGTCCCAGTACTCCCGGTATATCGGGCGCACCGGGTCGGGAGTCAGGTCGTCGACCTTCTCGGGCAGGTTCCAGTCGGGGTGCTTCGCGCGGGCCTCATCGAGCCGTGCCTGGGTGACGCCGAGGTTCGTTCGGCCGCCCAGGGGATCGTCGACGAGGCCGCCCTCGAGGCCGAGGAGCTCGGCGAGGGCCTTGTCGAACGCGCTCATGTCTCGTGATCGCTCTTTGCCGAGTGGCGATCTCGTTCGTCGAATCGGCCCTGCATGCGTGCCACCTGCGACCCGAGCTCGGCGAGCTTCTCGTACACGTTGCCGAAGTCCTGCTCGTTCCGTTTGAAACCCGCGTCGACCTTCTCGCTCAGGGTGTCGATGCCCTTGAGGTGCCGATTCAGCGCCGAGCCGAAAAGCAGCTTCAGGAGCCAGGCGCCGGCCGCGACCGAGAATGTAGCGATCCAGCCGCCATGCTCGGCCACCGTCGGCGCGAAGTCTTGCGAATCCATCGGGACACCCTTTTTTTGTTCGATCAGGAGATGCGACGGAACCAATCAAAGGCGGCGATCGCGGGAAGCGTGGCGTTCTCGGCGTCGACGTTGATTCCGATCGTGTCCGGCGTCCCGAGCCAAGAGGCGGCGGTCGCCGTGTAGAGCTGCGCGAAAGTCGTGTTATAGCCGCTCATGCTGATCCGCGCGATGACGTTCGTGCCGTCGTATTCGAACTCGAGATAAGCCGGCGGCGCCTGCCCGTTGACGCTCGACAAAATCGACTCCGCAGAGCCGAGCGCGAGGTTCGACGACAAGGTCGTCGGGTTCGTGAGCGCTTTGACGTACCACCGGCAATCGATCGCGGTGCTCGTGTAATAAATGCCGAGCGCGTAATACTTGCCGCTTCCGCTATTGCCGACGACGAGGCCGGCGCCGTTATAGGCGCCCTGGCCGAAGAGCTGGCATTTCGTGCGCACCTTGAACGAGGCGGCGGCGATCGACTGCTGGATGATGCGGTGGCTTTCCGCTGCGGCCGCTTCCGAGGTCATGATGCAGGCGCCCTGCGCCACAACCGCGGTCGAGGTGCCCTGATTTACCCAGGTCCATTTCGCATCGAGGCTCGGTTCCTCAAACTCATCGTCGAACGGCGTCGCGATCAGCGGATGCGAGTCCGGCGTGACGTTCGAGCCCGCGCCAGCGCCATAGAACGAAAGCGGCCAGGGGAAGCCCGGCGGATAGATGATGTGCGGGAGCGCCACTTACTGAATCCGGTTGACGTATCCGGTCATGACGAGCACGTTCGCCACGCTCGCGAAGGCGAGCACCGCGAGGCCATTCTGCAGGTTCTGCCCCGTCACGATCGGGATCGGCGGGCTATTCGCCGGGATCGAGCATGTGTCGACCACGTGGTCGTCGGGCGTTGATGTGCCCCCGAACTCGATCGTCAGCCCGACCGGCGAGGCGCTCGAATTGCTTACCCAGAGATACACCTCGTCGAAAGCGCTCGTGCCGGTCACGGCCGTATGCAGGAGGGTTCCCGGCGTGGCGGTGGCGCCGACCTTGATGCCGCGACCGTTCGTCGATGCACTCAAAAGCTGGCGTGTGTAGCTGGGCATGGTCGGCCTTTAGGGTCCGAAGACCTGCTGGAAAATGTAGTCGGCTTGCAGGCTTCCGTTCGAGTCGAAAGTGAGGCCGCCCGCCTGGACGGAGGCGCCGGAGCTCGTGAAGTCGACCGGCGTCGACTCGGCGACCGTCTCGCCCTGGGAGACCGCGACGATCTTCTGCGCCTTCCCGACGAGGCTCGGCGCAAGCGGGCAGCGCAGGATGCCGGGCGCGCTCATGAGCACCACCCGGTCCTCGGCGCCGCTCGAGTTTTCATGCGCCGAGGTGCCGAAGAGGCCGCGGGCGTAGACGTTCAGCGTCCAATAGCCGCCGCTCAGAGTCGCGGTGTCGAACTGCAGGAGCTCCCACCGGCCCTGGGCACCGACCGCGATCAGGTTGGCGCCGGCGGCAAGCTGGTCGGTGGTGGCCGATGAGAAGGTGCCCGACTGCAGCGCGACCGTCAGGGTCGTCGAGGTTGAGTCGAGCGAGGACTCGAGCGTGCCCATGGTCGCCGCATCGGGCGTGCTCGCGAGGTTCTCCCAGGTGCTCCCGCCGTCCCAGCTGCGGAAGACCGTGTAGCCCTTCCAGGCCGGCAGGTAGCCGCGGCCGGCGACGTAGAAACCCGCGTCGTTGTCCTGGGATCGAACCGCCGGGATGTCCAGCACCACGAAGTCGGTGGGGCCGATCAGCCAGGCGGCGAGCAGGCTGTTTGCGTAACTGAAGAGCGAGCCGACCGTGGCGTAAGAGGTCAGGACGCCCGGGTCGTCGCCGCAGGCGGACATCGTGAGGGTCGACGGCCATGCGAAATCGGCCTTCTTGATCCGCACGCGCTGCGTCACCCCGTCGACCGGCACCTCGATGCAGTCGGTGGGCTCGAGCAGCAGCGACTTCAGCGGGAGGATGAAGCTGTAACTGTTGCGGCTTCGCCACGCGTCATAGAGCTGGATCTCGGCGAGCCGGAGCGCCGCCTGGTCCTGCATCGAGACCGGGAGGTCGATCGTTACCGTATTGAACGCCGTGGTCGTGACCCGGTCCGCGCTCTGCTGCCCGGCCTGGTAGTCGAGAGCCGGCGATGCGTACTTAATCCACAGGAGACGCGGCAGGTCCACGTCCTGCGCGCGCTGCGGCTTCATGGCGGATGGCCGCTGGTCGGTCGACAGGTAGGCGCCCAGGTCGTCGGAGGTGAGCGTGGCGACCACCGAGCCGCCCCTGGGCACAAATTTGAGCTTCTCCTGGCTCTCGACCGCCTCGAAGAGTCCGAACGACATCAGCGGCAGCAGCGCCGAGCGCCCCGGCATCACGTTCGTCAGTGCATACCCGTCGCAGGTCCCGGAGATCGCAGACAGGTCGTAGTTCGCCGAGGTGATCCCCGAGCGCTGCAGGATGTCGGCCACGATGTCGGCGACGTTGACCGGATTGACGTCGTAGGCGCCCGGGCCGCTCGCGCCCACCCACGCCCAGGACTGCACCACAGGGTACTCAACGTTATAGGTGTACCCGGCCGGCATGTAGCCGAGCGCGACCGCATCGGCGTATTCCTGCTCCCAGTAAATCTGACTCGAGTAATTCGGGTCGTCACTTCGCAGGCAGGGATTCAACGGGTACTGGGTGACCGTGCCGGTGTAATCCGCGCCCGATTGCCGATAGGGTGCGAGGACCTTGTACGTGTGGCTGGTGTCGTAGGTCCAGGTCTGCGCGCGGAGGATCTCCCCCGTGGCCTGGAAGAAAAGCGCGTCGATCGCGGAAATCTGCACGGCTCCGGCGCCGGCCGCACTGGGGGGCGCCTGCGGTTGCCGCTTGATCGCGATCTGGGTGCAGGTCCACCGCTTTTCGTCATAAAACGGCGGCGGCGTGAGCCCGCTCTGGTCGGGCAGAATGGCACTCGTCCATAGGGGATCGGTCGAGAGATAGCGCCACTGCACAATCTCGCCGCCCCAATGGTAGCTGTAGGCGCTTCCGATGCGATCGCAGAAGAAGAATGGCCCCACCCCGTCGTCGCCGTTCCCGGCTTGCAGGCGCGTGATCGTCGGCGCGCTCGGCACGTTCAGGAAGACGAACGCCGCGACGTTCTCGCCATAGAACTGCTGCTGCAGCGGATAGGAAAAATGCGGATTGACCGTGTCGAAATAGCTCGAGGACGACCATGCGTAGATGTAGTCTTTGACCCCGCAGCCGGCGAGCGCCGTGGCCCAGGTGTCATTGATCGCCGTCCCGGCCGAGTCGTAGGTGTAGCTTCCGACCGAGAGCCTCGGGTCTGAGCCGTTTTTCCATGGGTACAGCACCGAATTCGAGAAGTCGCCGAGGTCCGGCGAGCCCGAGGTGTAGACCTCGAACTGCATCGACGGCATCCGGTTCGCGTAGTCGGTCAGGTTCATGTCGGTAAAGACGACATACGACAGGTCGAGATAGGCCGGCACGTTGCCAACGCCCTTGAAGGTCTCGATGGTCGGGTCCGGCGTCGTCTGCAGGCCCTTGTAAACCGTCATGATCGAATCGAGCTTGTCGCTCGCCGCGATCCGGGCCTTGAACGCGCGCCATGTCTCGTTTGGTTGCTGCGGCCGGCGGTCGTAGATGACCTTGCCGTTCGCCCAGATGCGCAGAATGCCTTCGATCACGTTGGCGCAGAGCCCGACCGCGACCGACTGGGTGTAGGTGTAGTACTTCTGCTGCGCGCCGCCCTTGCCGCCCTGGGACTGCGTGTGCTGGTGCTCTTTCAGGTCAGAGGCCCAGAGGACATTGCCCGAGATGGCGTAGGTGCCATAGACGATGGGGATCGGAGCGCCGAGCTCCGAGGTTTGCGCCTTCAGATCCTTGAGGCGGGGCCCGGGCGGGAGCTGGGTCGGGAAGATGAACGAACCGGCACCGACGCCGATCTCGAACCCCCACATCGCGCCGGTCGGGCCGCCATAGATGAAGCCGATCGCACCGCCAATGATGCCGAGCGCGGCTTGTCCTGGGTTACTCATACTTGAGCCCCGGCAGGCGCCAGATGCTATGCGTGAGGCGGACCCATCGCCCGCGGTAGCCGTGCTCGATCACGCGGCCGACGTTTTCGTAGGAGTGGATCATCGTCTCGCCGGTGCAAATGGCCACGTGCGCGGCCTCGCGCGCCCAGGCGACGACGAGGAGCGTGCCGGGCTCGGCGACCTCCACGCGCGTGCACAATGAGGTGATCCCGGCGTCGAGGATGCCGTTCGCCGGCATGCGCCCGTAGACGGGGAGCGCGAAGTCCTCCGGCAGGAGGCCTCGGGCCCGACAGACCGACACGACCAGGCCGATGCAATCGACCCCGTCCCAGTTGCTGCCCTGGTGCAGGAATGGGCGCCCAATCCACCGACGGGCCTCGGCAATGAACGCGGACACCTCGGGCGTCATACCGGGCCCGCCCCCGTGGGGCCTGCGATAAGGCTATTCACGGTCGGCGTGAAGACGCCGAGGCCGCGGAACCGGTAGACGTTGCTGAAGGTGTCCCGGCAGGTCCCGATCTGCTTGTCGCAGCCCTGCTTGATGATGAAGGCATCCGCAACGGTCACGACGTTCGGGAAGGGCTCGAACAGCTCGATCTGATTCGTGAGGGACCCGAGCTTGATCTCGCGGGTGTACCCGGAATTCGCCCCGCTCGTGAACTTGAGCGAGCCGTGGGTGAACTGCGCCGCCGGGGAGGCCGAGCAGGTGATGGTAACGACGCGATCACTGACGACGCTCGAGATGGCCCCGGTAAAGGTCCGGGAGGTCATGTCGACACCGCAACGGGTGTCGCCTAAGTCGGCGTCGCAGGTCGCGGAATAGGTGCGGATGATCGGCTGCGTGAGGCGCTGCGCCAGGCCGCGGAGCTCGGCCGTGAACTGACCCTCGGCCGTCCGGCTGATGTTGCCGAGCGTCCCGAAGCGCAGCACGAGCTGGCCGTCGCTCGGCGAGGCCCAGTTGACCGCGAAAAGGACGCACTGGGCATTGTCGAAGAGCCCGGCCTCAATGTCGGCCGCCGACAGGCCGAGCACGCTCACGATCGGGAGGGTCGACCCCGCGACCTCGAGATTGTCGACCGACAGGTCGTTGCCCGAGACGATGTTGCTGCCGCTGATGCCGGAGGCGGCCTTGTAGGTGCCGGCGTAGGCCCCGCTCGGGACCACGATGTCGAAGTCCGCGCTCGTCCCGAGGATGCTTGTCCCGTCGTTGCGGGTGATGTTCCAGCAGAGCGCCAGCGTCGTGACCGGCTGGGCGATGTGGTTGGCGAGCGCCGTCGGGACCGACTTCACAGGCGGATCTCGGTGAGCGTGAAGCTAACCGACTGCATTCCGTGCTCGACCTGCTGGGCCGGAAACGTCGAGTCGAACCGCACCGGGACGTCGAACTGCCCGCCCCATGTCATCGCGCCGGCCGGGGTGTAGAGCATCGTCACGATGCCGGTCGTGTAGTCGATCGTGTAATCGGTCGTTTCGGTCTTGAGCGTGCCACCGTCGGCGATCAGGATCGTTCCAGAGACCGGCTTTTTTATCGGCCGATCCTGCGTCTGCGAGCCCGCGGCGTAGCGCTTCGTGATCTGGTAGGTGTAGTGCGGCGAGGTGCCGAGCAGCACGAGCGGCTGGTCGGTCGAGGCCGGCGTCTGTGAGACGCGGCAGCTCTTGTAGTCGATCCAATCCTTGTATCTGAAGCCGATCGCGGAGCCGCCGACGGCGTGCCAGAACTCGAGCAGCTGCTGGATCTCGTCGTCGGCCCGGGGACCCGGCCCGACCGTAACCGTCACCTTCAGCAGCGGCAGCAGCCAGTTGCGGTTGCGGGTTTCCCAGCCGCCGGAGGTCGTGATCGTCGTCACGCTGTAATCGGGCTCGGAAATGAGCCCGAACTTCGGCGTCGCCGGAAAGCGCGGCGTCTCGATGAAGCTGGTCGTCATCAGTTATTCCGCAGGTTTGCGCGGGAGACGCCCATCGCGGCCGTGGCGGCGATCTGCAGTTGCGTCGCCCGCGAGACGCTGCCTTGCGGCGCCTGGATCGTGAAGTAATTGTGAACCGTGGTCCCGCGGCTGACCGCGTAATCACTCGCCGACGGCAGGATCTGCCCATCGGACGATGGCACGAAGATTTCCGGCACGCCGCGCTCGCCGACGATCATCGGGACACCGGCGTAAGCCGGACCGCCGACCGCGGCGCCACCGAGCGCCGTGCCGGTAGCCATCGCGTAGGGGTCCATCCCGCCGCCGCCTCCACCGAGGATGCTGCCCAAGATGCCTCCACCGCCGCCCACCTGGCCCATGAACCACTGCGCCAGCGGCTTCATGATCGTCTCTTGAATGGAGAGCCGCACCAGGTCGGCGATCATCGAGTCGATCAGCGACCGGAAATTGAGCTTGCCGGTCATCACAAAATTCGTGAGCGCGTCCTCCACGCCCTTGAGCATCTTCGTCGTGATATCCTGGAAGGACTTTCCGATGTCGTTGATATTTTTGAGGTAATCGCTCGCCGCGCGCTGCATCCCGGCCTGCGGGGTGTTCGTGGCGCGCAGGATGCGGTCCTTCTCGAGGGCGTCGAGCTTGGCGAGCGCGTCGACATTGCCCTCGATCTCGAGCTTCGAGCGGAGCATCGCGTCCGCCTGGGCGATCTGCTCGCGGGTCGCACCCTCGGTGTCGCCGATGAGCAGCCGATACTGAACATCGAGGTCGGTCAGCTGCTTCGCGTATTCCTCGGAGGCCTTGCGGAGCTCCTCCACGGCCTTCGCCTGGTCGGCGGTCGCCTTGATCAGGTCCTGCGCCTTCCGCATCTGCGTCTCGGAGAGCGTCGCGATCATCTCCTGGCGCTTGTTGGCGTCCGTCTCGCGGGCGATCGCGCTCTCGACCGCCGCGATCTCCTGGTCGTAAATCTGCTGGGAATCGGCGAGCCGCTTGTCCAGGAGGGCGATCTTCTGGGCGCCGTAGTCGGAGAGCGAGACCAGGCTCAGCTTGTAGTCGTCGTCGAGCTTTTTGTCGGCCGTCTTCCAGAGCTCGTCCTCGAGCTTTAGTTGCTCGTTCAGCGCCTTGAGCTGCTCGGCGAGCTGCTGCTTGATGCGGTCGACGGGCGTGGTCGGATTGAAATTGAGGTTCTGCGTGCCACCACCCGTCTTTGGCTTCTCCGGATTCGGGTTGTATGACGGTCCGGCCCATATGGCATCGATCATCGCCTGCCCGGCAATGGCCGTTTTCTCGATCTCGGCCGTCCCCTTCTTGTATTCGTCGGCCGCGGCCGAAATGTTGCCATGGGCGAGCTGGCCGGCGACGTTGTAGAGCGATACAAGCCGCTCGCCAATGCTGCCGATGATCGTCGCCGCCGTCACCGCTCCCGTCGCGATGACTCGGAAGCCGATAGACACGATGGACGTGAAGGCCTCCACGGTATCCTTGTTTTTGACGAGGTCCGCGAACGCCTCCGTCAGGCCTTGCATCTGCGGCAGCAGCGGCAGAATCGCGTTCCGCCGCATCGTGTCGAACTCGATGCCCAGCTGCCGAATCTTCTGCTGGAACTTCTCCGCCTCCTCGGCCTGCTGACCCGTGACCGTCGCGTTGAGCTCGCCGGTCTCCGCCAGCTGCTTGAGAAAGAGCGCCATCTCGGCGCCCGAGCGCCCGAAAAGCGCCATCTCGACGGCATTCTTCGCGGTGCCATCCTTGAAGTCGTCGAGCCGCTTGGCGATCTCCTGCAGCATCGTCGCCGGGTCTTTGAGATGCCCGGCCGCGTCCGTGACCGAGAGCCCCAGCGCCTTGAAGGCCTGGGCGGCCGCTCCGGTCCCGTTCTGGGCTCCGGCCATGCTCTTCGAGAGCTTGTCGACCGCCCCGGCCACCTGGCCGAAGTCGGTGCCCGACAGAACCGCGACGTTGCGGAGTGCCGAGAGGCTTTCGACCGAGATACCGGTCTGCGCGGAGAGCTTCTCGAGCGAGGCGGCCGACTCGATGCCTTTGTTCACGAACTCGACCATCTTGTCGATCGCGAATGCCGCGGCGAGGCCCTCGAGGGCGTGCTTTGCCCCTTCCACGGCCGACTCGACCTTGTCCATGGCCGATTCGGCAGTCTTCGCCGCCCGGTCCATGTCTGAGGTGAACTTCGCCATGTTCGCTTCGAGCGAGATGACGAGGCTGCCGATGGTTGCCATAGTTACTCTTTCTTGCCTAGCAGAGCCGCGAGCGCTCGGCTTTGAGCTTCGAGATCGATGATTTCGGCCGCCGGCTCGGCCTCCTCCGGCGGTTCGCGCAGCTCAGGCATGAAGTCCGCCGGGGTGAAGGCCTTTGAGTCCTTTCCGCGGTGAATGTTGCCGAGCGTCGCGCAGACCTGGCCGGCCCGGAAATCCGCCCGGAGCTCGGGCAGGCCCCGGAGGTTCGCATAGGCCCGCCACTCGGCGACCTGCCGGCTCGTAAGGACCGCCAGCAGGTCGTCGGGGTGGGCATATCCGAGCGCCAGACACAGGTCGAAGGCGAACTGGCGCTCGGGCCGGTCTCTTAGTTTTTTTCCAGCTCCTCGACGTCCTGGGAGGACAGGCCGTTGAGCCGCTGGCAGGCACTAAACACGCGATCGAGGGCCGCGGCGCTCTTCGCGCCGAGGGCCGCGATCTCCGTGTCCTCGAACTCCCGCGCGCCCGTCTCGTCGACGATGCACATTGCAACCAGCTTCGCGCGGATGTTGGCGAGGTCGACCTTTCGCTTTTTGCCTTCCCCGGTCGTGAGCGATGCCTCAAAGAGGTCCCGCTCCCGGCCGGTGAGGGTGCGCACGCGCACGGTGCCGCCCCACTCCGGGACGTCGATGTCCTCGGTGGCGAGGTCGCGCGCGTTGAGAATGTCCTGTTTCGTGAGAAGGCCCATGTATACCCCTATCAGGACCAGGTGACGGCGCCGGTGACGCGCAGGTCGACCGCCCGCTTCAGCGGCTGGTCTACCGCGCCGGAGGCGCCGACCTTCTTGACGTAGGCGTTGAAGGTGGCGACCGCGTTGTTCGGCAGCGTGAACTTGAACTGCGCGAGCGCCTGCGAGCCCTGCTTCGACAGCAGCGCGAGTTGGCCGGCGTCGGTCGTGTCGAGGTCGAGCTCGAGCGTGACCTGGCCCATGTCGCGGAGCCCGATCAGGAACTCTTTCGCCGTCGAGTCGAGGTTCGTGACGTCCACGTCGGCCGCCGAGCCGTCGAAGGCCGAGAAGGTCTTCACGTTGGCGATCTTCGTCCACGTGACCGGGGTCGCCGTGCCGCCCGAGGTGTAGGACGTGTACCCGCTCGCGTCCACGCCCGACAGCGCGAAGGTGTTCGCGGTCGTGTATTGCACGACGTAGGTCCCGCCGTTCAGCTGCGTCATGCCGCCGACGCTGGCAATGGTGACCACGTCGCCGCGGCTCAGGCCGTGGGCCGTTGCCGTCACGATGCAGGGGTTCGTGGCAGAAATGCCCGTGATGGATACCGGGCTCGAAGTCGAGGACGCGATTTTCAGCGTCGTCAACTGGGCAATGATCGCCGTGCTGGTCATCGAAGTTGCTCCTAAAAAAATGCCGCCTTGCGGCGGCTGGCTGGTTGCTCAGGGACGGACCATCGCTAGGTGTAATGCCAGAGCGAATAGTCCTGAATTACGCGGTGGTACTTGATATCGCCCTCGTACTGGTCGAGCTCGAGCACCTGGACGACGGAGACGCCCGTCGGAGGGCCCGCTGCCGTGTTCAGGCCGAGCATGGCGGCGGTCACGGCCGCGGCGAGCTGCTGCGCCGCGACGTAGGTGGCCCCGTAGACGTCCACCTGAAGGCGGGTCTGCTGGATCGGCTGCGTCGGGTCGAGCGTGTTCTCGGGCACCGACGACACGCGGGAATAGACGATGTACGGCGGCAGCGTCCCGTCGGGCGCGACGCCCGGGTAAACCGCCGAAGCGACGAGGGGCGCGAGCGCGGTGTAGACGAGCTCTTGAATCATGGCCCACCGAGCTTCCGGGCCTCGTCCTCGACGCCCTGGGCGAGGTCGGCCTTGATCTGGTCGAGGGCGGCCTCTTTCTTCGACTCCCACGCCGGCCGCATGAAGGGCTGCGCCTGAACGAAGCCGATCGCCGCGCCGCCCCTGCGGGCCCCGCGGTGACGCGAGGCCAGGCGCGCGAGCGTGCCGGTCGCGGCGTTGCCGATGCGGTGGCCAAACTCCACGAACCGCCAATAGTAGGCGTCCATGTTGCGTTTCTTCTTGCCGACCGCCCGGGAGTCCTTACCGTGCCGGACGGCGACCACGTAGATCGCCTGCGTAGCGTCGCTGAATGCGCGCTTGATCACGATCGAGCGCTTGAGCGTTCCCGGCGGCGGGTGCCCGTCGGAGACCGGCCCGGTGGAGACCGGCGCGCGGATTTTCGCCTCGTCGCGGATCAGCCGGGCGCCCTCTGCGACCGAGCGGCTCAGCACGTTGCGAGCGATCTTCGGGCCCAGTTGGTTGAGCGCGTACTGCAGCTCGCGCAGGCCTTCGACGTGTTGGAACTCAGCCACTGGCGAGACCTTCGACGGCGAGAATCTCGAGCTGGCGGCTCCGCTCGTCGACGTTGCGGACCAGGACGATGTTGAAAAACCGGTCTTTGTAGACGATACGCATCGCGGCCGTGACGCCGTCGATGTAGCGCATGGAGACCGTGTGCGAAATGCGCTCATGCACCGCCTGGGCGGCCATGACCTCGGACCCGGAGGCCGGCGAGATCTGCGCCCAGACGGTTTGCCAGTCCGTCCAGGTCGACGACTGGCCGCCGAAGGTGTCCTGCGCCAACGCGCGCCGCTGGATCGTGATCCGCTTGCGGAGCTGGCCGGCCTGCATGGCCATGTCAGAACACCGTTACAACGTAAGGGTCGAGCATGCCGTCGAGGAACGGCAGCTCGGCGACCACGATGCGCGTGCCGACGGCGACCTCCTCGCGGTTTTCATAGAGGGCGCCGAGCCGCAGCTTGATCCACTGCCGGAGCTCCTGCGGGACCGTGTCGGCCGTATCGCCGAAGCCGGCGACAAATTGGACCTGCACCGAGCCGATCTGCGGCAGGTTGATCGGCCAGATCTGCCCGAAGATCGGCGTAATCCGGGCCGGTTCGCCCGAAAGGTCCGCGACGTAGTTCGCGCTCGGCATGGTCTGCAGCGTGCTTCCCATGTCGAGATAGGTGATCGAGGTGATCGACTGCACCGGTCCGCGCTCGAGGAGGATCGCGTGCCCGGGGAGCGAAAACGGGGTTCCATAGGGCACGCCCATCAGGGACGGGCCCGGGAACGAGTCGAGCGTCAGCCGCCACGTCTGGGTGATCAGGCTGCGGCGGGTCAGCGTTTCGCAATACTGGCGGGCGGCCGTCAGCATCATGCTGATCAGGAGGTCGTCGTCGTCGGTGTCGACGCGCAGGTGCGCCTTCGCCTCGTCGAGCGAAATGGGCTCGACGGTCGGAGGCGTGATCAGTTGCAGACCCATGCGCTACTCCACGAAGAAGGGCCGGAAGGTTTCCCCTCCGGCCCCTCGTCTTCTCAGGACCGATCGACTCAGCCGACGACCTGGACGACGCCGGCCTGGTTGCTGCCGGAGGCCGGATCGAACCGGCAGGTCGCCAGCAACGCCGCCGAGATCAGCGACGCGGCCGTCCCGACGGTCACGCTCAGCTGGATGTAGTCGAAACCGTTCGCGGTATCGAGCTCGTCGACGCGCAGGTTGATCAGCGCCTGGTTGTTGTCGTTCGAGGCCTTCACCAGCTGCGTGAGGGCCTTGCCGGTGACGTCCTTGGCCGAGGTGCCCGAGGAGTCAACGGCCTGCTGGATCTTCGCGTCCACCGTCGCCGACGCGCCGAGCACGCCGGTCTGGATCAAGGCGAGGAACCGGTGATAGGTGCTGACGGAGACCCACCCGGAGGTGGCCGTGCCGGCGCCCTGGCTCACCGGGTTGATCGTTGCGAGGACTGCGATCTCCTCGCTGATCTTGCTGTTCAATTCCATGTTACTTGCTCCAAAAAGGGGAAGACGGGGCCGGCATCACCCGGCCCCTGGGTTGCTGTGGGTTACGAGCGGACCGCGACCGTCACGAACGGCGACAGGTTGTTGCTGCCGTTGGCGGGCGTGATGGCGGCCGAGATCTTCGACTGGCCGTCGAGGCGGAAGGTCGTCCGGAAGGCCGTCGCATCTGCATCGAAATACAGGTGCATCGAGGTCGCCGTCTCCATGCCGCCGGACTTGGTGATCGTCCGATAGTAGGAGAGATCCGCGAGCATGATGTCGCCCACCGTTCCCACCGTCTTCGCGTGCTGCGAGACGAGGATCGGGCGGCCGAGCAGCGTGCCGTAGGGAGTACCCTGCGCACCGGCCGAGATCGGCAGGTAAATCGGGTAGTTGCCGAGGGTCATCTGGAACAGCGACGGCAGGACATCGTTATTCAGCAGCCACACGGCGCGCGAGAATGACCCGGGCGGAAGCCGCGCGATCATGTTCGTCACGTTGCCGATGGTGACCGTCTTGCCGGTCTGGGAGCCGTCCTTCGCGACCGACACGACCGCGTTCGAGTTGAACACGCCGAGCGGGGTGCCGTTGCCGAGGCCCCAGAGAATGGCCTCGTTGGCCTTCCACCGGATGCTGTCGGCGACCTTGCCCGGGAGGTAGGACTCGAGGGCCGAGGTGTCCGCGAGGAGCTCGTCGGTCAGCGGCACCAGCGCCATGAGCTTATGCAGGCGCAGGGTCGTGGTGCTGAGCTTCGGCTTCGTCTGGGTCGCCGCAGAGGCCTCGACCTGCCAGTAAGCGCGGACGCCGTCCGTGCCCCAGGGCGTGGTTTCGTCCTTCGGGAACACCATGCTATTGCCCTGAACCGAGGTCTCGTCGGTGTACGGGATCAGCGAGTCTTCACCGAGCGAGAGCGTGTAGATCTCGCGGGCGAACTCCGGCGGGACCGCATAGCCGCCGTCGACGCCGGCCGCTTCGTTGCCGTAGGTCGTGGGCGCGGCCGCGAGGCGCTGGTCGGCAAAGTTGCGATCGATCGAGGCGTGCTTGACCGACTGGGCGAACTCCCCGAAGGTCTTGAACCCGCGCTTGCCGTCGAGGGCTGCGCGATCTTCGCCGCCGGTGATCAGCGCGTCGGGGGCGATCACCGCACCGACGGAGGCCTCGGCCGCCGCGAGCTCGCGCTCCCGGTCGATGGCCGCATCGGCGGACCGGATGGCGGCGGTCGCCGCGGCGAATTCGGCCGTTTCGGCCTCGTTCAGGTCGCGGTCTTCGGACGTTGCCTTGTCGGTAATGGCGCGGGCGGCGGCGACTGCCTTCGCCTTGCGCGCCTGCAGCTCACGTAGACGCTTGTTCATGATTCATGCTCCGTAGAAATGAAAAACCGCCTTCCGGCGGCTGATGGATAGGTCGACACTTCGGCCATCGGGCCGATTGCCGCTGCTCAACGGAGCACCGGCTGCGGGCGTGTCCTTAGCCCACAATCTCCAGTTCGCGCTTCGCCGCCTGTAGCCGGGTCGCGTTCTGCGGCCTCGTGGCTGCCCGGGCGCTGCGCTGCATCTTCTTGATCACATCGTCGAACGTCGCGATGCCGTCGACCATGTTCCGGCCGAGCGCATCCTCGGCGCCGAGCACGCGGCCCTGGCCCATGTTGTCGCGGACATCACCCACGCCGACCCCGCGGCCACGCGCGACCGCCTTCACAAAGGCGCCGTAATAGTCGTCGATCCGGGTCTGCATGAAGGCCTGCGCCTCGGCGTCCAGCGGCTCGTAGGCGTTGCCCTCGACCTTGAACTTGCCGGCGCTGATCAGCGTCACCTTGACGCCGTCGTCCTCGAGGGCCTTCGAGTAGTCGTAGTGCGCCTGCCAGACGCCGATCGACCCGACCTCGCCGCTCGGGGTGACGTAGAGCTCCGAGGCGGATGCGCCGATCCAGTACGCGGCCGACGCCGCGAGCGAGTTGGCGATCGCGACGATCGGCTTCGCGCCGCGCGACTGATAGATCTCGTCGGCGAGCTCCGGCGTGCCGTAAACAGACCCTCCCGGGCTGTCGATGTCGATCAGCACCTGGGAGACCGACGGATCGGCGATCGCGTCCCGAAGCGCCTGCGTGAAGCGCTGGGTGCTCACCGATCCGGGCCCGCTGACGTCGTCGACCATATTGCCGCGCTGCGTCACGACGCCATAGAGCGGCAGGACGGCGATCGAGCCAGGCTGGGCCGAGACCGAGGCCTTCCTCGCCTCTCGCGCATCCCGAGCGGCCTTGATCTCCTCGGCGGTCCTCTCGGACGCCGGGATGCCGGCCTGCCAGCGTGCCATCACGCCGGCAAAGGCTCGCATGCGCTCGGGCATGAGCGCCCAGGGCGTCGAGAGAAATTCGGAAATCAGCAGCTCACGCTTCATCGTTTTCCCCTTCGGCGGCCACCAGCGCGGCCAGGTGGGCCGGCGCGGCGTCTTCCCAGTCGCGCAACGTCGTCTCGATGTCACTCGACAAGAGAGCCTCGGCGAGTTGCTGGTCGCACCACTGCGCCGCAGTCTCGGCGGAGCAGCCCATCGAGGACGCAACGTATGCGCGGTGCTTGGCGTAGAACTCTCCGGCGGCTTTACCGCCGCCATCGGTCCAGCAGGCTCGGCGCAGGGCCTGCGTCTCCTTTCGGACCACCCGCCCGGCCACCGCGAGCACGAGGCGCTCCTGCCAGGCGCTGCCCTGCTTCTTAGGGCGGCCAGGGGGCGGAGGCGGCGTCTGCGGCTCGCCCTTGTCGGTCGAGTCGCCAGGTGCGGGAGGCTGGCCGGCGTCAAGCGCCTCGTCGTCCTCTTCCGCGTCCTTGACCGTGACCATGTTGAGCGGCTGCAGCGGCTCGTCGAGCCCCGGGAGCGGGTTGCGGTTCTCCGACGCGCGGGCCTCGTTGCGAGTCAGCCAGCCGTTCTGAATGCCGGACTGGTAATAGGCCGAGCGCGCGGTCTGATCACCCCGCAGGAAGCGCGAGAAGTCGAACTCGACCTCGAGCTCTTCCTGGTCTCCTTCCAGCAGGAGATCCGCCTCGATCGAGGCCTCCCAGCGCTCGGCCCACGGGGTCATCGTGTTCGTGATGAACTCGAGCGATTGCTGCTCGATGTTCGAGAAGGTCGCTTTCGAGAGGTCGCCGATCAGGTGCGGCGGGACCCGGAACAGGCGCGCGATGTCGGCGACCTGAAATTGCCGGGTCTCGAGAAACTGGGCGTCGTTGTTCTTCATCCCGAGCTCGTGGAATTTCATCCCGAACTCGAGGACGCCGACCTTGTGGCGGTTTCCGCCCGTCTGCGCGTTCTGCCATGATTCCCGGAAGGTATCCCGGGCCGCCTTGTCCTTGAACGTGCCCGGGTGCTCGATCCAGCCGCCAGGGCGGGCGTCGTTGCGGAAGAATCGGGCGCCGTATTCCTGCGCCGCTAGCCCCATGCCGATCGATTCCCGCGCGACCTCGATCACCGACAGGCCCATGACGCCGTCGGAGGATAGCCCTCGGAGGTGCCAGACCTGGTCTCGGGTCAGGACGATCTCGCTGCCATCTGCAAGCCGCTGCCGGTAACGATAGCCGCCGTTCACGAGAGGCTCGACCCGGATGTTGTCCGGGTGGATCGGCACGAGCTCCGTGATCTCGCCGCGGCCGTTCGTGTACGTGCGGTTGTAGGCGTTGCCGCGCAGGCAGAGATGGCCCTCGAGCATCTCCCGCCACTCGAAACCGTTCTGGTATTCGTTCGGCTGCCGCGCGATGAGCGGATAGAGCCAGTGATCGGTCGCCGGGATCTTCGCGTTGTTCGCGTCCCGCCGGTAGAGCTTGAACGGCAGCACCGCAAAGGTCTCGGAGAGCACGCGCACGCATGCGTAGACCGCCGACAGGCGCATCGCGGTCTCGGCGGACACGCGCACACCGGCGCTCGACCGCACCGAAACCGGCTCGAACCAGAAATTACCCCACGGTGAGCGGTCATCCATCGCGGAGCGGGAGCTCAGGAACATTAGAACTTCCTCGCCATGGAGGCCGTCACCAGCGTCAGCGCAATCACGATCGCGCCGACGAGGATCAGGGCGCGCGGGATGCTCAGCAGGCCTTCGCCGATGCCGATCAGGAGCACGCCGGCGGCCATGGACCCGTTATAGATTGCTGGCTTCATACCACCGTAAGCTCGTAGTCGGCCCCGATTGTCACGAGGCCTGTCTGGTTGGCCATGGCGCGGTTCATCGCCATGCAGAGCGCGACGAAGCCGTCGATCTTCTTTTCCTCGCGCTCTTTGCGCGGATAGACGTTATCTTTCGCGTCCATCTTCGCGACGACATTGCTCATCATCCAGGTCATGACCGGGTCGCCGTCGTGCTCGAGCTTGCGGTCCCGGATCAGCGCGTCGATCTGCTTCATCGGCTCGCTCAGGCTCAGCACCGTCGGCCGGACCTCGACGCATGGCAGCCCTGCGTTCATGAGCTCCGTCACGAGCATCGTCGCCTGGAAGGGGTCATAGGCCAGCGCCTCGACCTGAAACCGGGTCGCGAGCGCCACCACGTCCTCGAGGATGCGGTTAAAGTCGATGATGTTGCCGTCCGTGACGGTCAGGATCCCGGCCCGGGCCCACGCCCGATAATGGTCGTTCTGCGGCAGCTGCACCGTCTCGTCGGGCAGGTAGTACCGGCCGAATCGCGCATACCGGCCGTTCTCGCCCGGAAACAGCAGCTCGACGGCCGCGATGTCGATTTTCGAGGCCAGGTCCATGCCGAGCAGGCATCGCTTGCCGGCGAAAGCCTCGAGCTCGATCGCCGCCTTGCACTCGGCCCAACGCTGCATGTTGATGAACGCGTCGCGGGCGCTTTCCCAGATATTCAGGTGCTTCGTCTTGAAGACACCCTGTTTCCGGGGATTGCTGATCGCATCGCGCAGCTGGCTCTGCAGGAACTCGATCGAGACCGACACCCCGGCGTTCGGGTTTGCCTTCCGGATCGCAATTTCGCTCGTCCAGTCGTCGTCCGGGTCCGCGGCAAAGATCACCCCGAAATGGGTGTCGTCCTTGGCGGTGCCCTCGAGGATCTTCTGCACCGTCAGCCAGTCGTCATAGCACGGCCCGGCGATGTTGTAGCCGGCCGTCGAGATCACCAGGAGGAGCGGCTGCTCGCGCGCTCCCATGCCCGTCAGCATCGTGTCGTACAGGTCCGCCGTGTCGTGCTCGTGGTATTCGTCCACGATCGCGCAATGCGGGCTCGCGCCGTCGCCAGGCTTTCCGATGATCGGCTCGAACTTCGACGCGTCCTCGAGCCGGATCATGTTCGAGGCGTTGACCGTGACCCCGAGGCCCTCCGGCAGCAGCGGCTCGGCGAGCGCCATCTGCCGGGCCGGCCCGAAGACCTCCCAGGCCTGTTTTTCGGTCGTGGCGCCCGAGTAGACCTCGGCGCCTGGCTCGCCATCGACCGCGAACATGTACCAGCCGATGCCGGCGCCGATGATCGACTTACCGTTTTTTCGCGGCTCGTATAGCGAGGCCTTGCGGAATCTTCGGCGCCGGGTCCCCTTGCGGACCCATCCGAAAATGTTCATCACGACGAAGCACTGCCAGCCCTCGAGCTTCAGCTGCCGGGCGCCCGGATTCTTCGGGTCGCGCCGGGCCCACCGCCCTTTTACGTGCGGCAGCAGCTCGAGAAACCGGCAGGCCCGCTCGGCGAGCTCCGGCTCGAACTTGAACCGGAAGGCCTTCGTCCGTTCGGCGCGCCGATCGGCGAAGTACCGCTCGCACGCCAGGCGCTCCCACTTCCCGGCAGGCCTGCGCCCGGCGATCGCGTCGCGGGCATACTTCTCGGCAGCCGTGACGTGCGGCCGCCGCGGCGCTTTCTTCACAGCTTGGCGAACGGATTACCCGACTCGTCCGCTTCCTTCACCGGCGCGATCTTCGTGCGCGCGGCCGGCGTCATCCCGAGCTGCCCGAGCCACTGGCGGAGCTCGGCGGAGAGCTTCCCGAAGTTGGGGTGCATTGCCGCCATCGGGCCGATCGCCCAGATGCCAGCCAGGCACCGGGCCGCGGCTTCGACCGCGACCTCGTCGGAGCTCGTAAGCGCCACCTTCGGCAGGCGCTCGACGATGTAGCGCCAGGCGGGCACTGTGTCTTCGCTCATATGCGTCGGCGGGTCGCGCTCGAATGGTCCGGCACCGGCGGCGTCGACCCTGCGTCGGCTCGGGTCCTTCTTGAAGGCACCGCGGAGCTCGAGGACCTTGGCGGGAGTGCGTGGACGGCCCATCTCAAAACTCGCTTACCGGCTTCCCATTTTGCGGATGTGAAAATTTGAGGTGGCGCACGGTCCCGGCGCGAATTGCCGTGGAGATTGCGTGCCCCTTACCTAATCAAAGACTTACAGACTGTTCGAGCGCGACCGTCGAGGCATCCGCGCGTCCATTCATCCATTCGACAAAGTCGACGAACCGTTGCGTTCCTTTGATCTGATTGCATAACCGGCATAAGCACTGCACGTTGTCCATCGTATGCGGGCCGCCACGCGATATCGGAACGATGTGATCCAGCTGAGGTGCGTTATCCTTTATCAGGCCCATCAATGACCTTGGCGTTTCGCATCCGCAGGCTTGGCACCGCCAGCCGTCTCGCTCGAACACATCTATCCTTCTAACGTGCTCGTGTGCGACGCCGTAGTAGCGCGCCCTCGCTGCGCTAGACGTTCGATGGCGCGTCCCCTTCTCTTTGCAGGCCGCGCGGCAATAGCGCGTACCATGCCATCGCGAGGAGAATGCGCGCCCACAAGACGCGCAATTTTTAAAATAAACGCACCACACCGATCGTCCGCCGTCGGAGTTATCGGCTTTCTCCTTGCGGTCCGCGACGTCGCATTCGCGACTGCAAAACCTAGTCCTGTTTGACTCCTTCGGAATGAACGATGTTCCGCAATGCTCGCAAGAAGCAAGACTTCTTCGCTTTTGTGCAGCAAGTTTTTTCGCGCAATCGGTCCCGCAAACCCTCCGGGACCCGCCCCGCAAATTCCATCGACTTAGACTAGCAACCATAGGCGTCGAGCAGATCGAACAATACCCGGCAATGAAGACGGTCTTCGGTCCACGCTTCGGCTTTGATGAACGCAGCCTTCTGCTTCGCTTCTCTGCTTTTGCCTTTCGCTCGTCGCGCGATGCGTAATTGCATTCGGCGCTGCAATATTTCGCGTGCTTTCCGCTCGAAACAAACACCTTCGTCGGCTTGCCGCAAAAGCGACAGCCGCTATCATGGCAATCAGCCATGCAGCCTCCTCGACAGGTTGTGTGGTCAGAGGCCGGTCAGCGTTGACGCGCTGGCCGGCTTCGTTTTATGACTTCGCGGAGCGTCCGAACGACTGCTCGCGTGCCGTGCGTGCGTTGTGACACGACTCGCATAGCGCGCGGAGGTTACTCGGCTCGAGCCGGAGCTCCGGCGCCTGGCTGATCGGCACGATATGGTCGACGACCGTTGCCGGCGTCGTGCGGCCACGCTCGGAACAGAACCGACACAGCGGCTCGCGCCGCAGCACGTAAGCTCGCAGCTTGCGCCATGTCTCATCGTAGCCGCGCTCTTGAGGCGTGCCGCGGTCTCGGTCCTGATAGCGTCGCAGCGCCTGCTCGTGCTTCTTGCAGCGCCGTGTTCCACGTGGCACAAGCGCCCGGCAGCCCGGGTGCGTGCAACCATGCGGAGCGGCGAACGGCATCGATCAGCTCACCACGATGTCGATCGTGGCGTCGTCCTGCGTGCCATCCGAGAAGGTCACGTGATTGGTGAGGCGGTAAATGCCGCCGGTCGTGCCACCCGTGACGAGCGTGTATGCCTGCTGCGTCGAGTACGAATTCGTAATGCTCTGACCGCTGAGCGTGATGCCGGTCGGAACGTTCGGCCAGGTGCTGCCCGAGATCGTCTTGCGCAAACCGCTCGCGCTCAACGCACAGCAGGTCCACACGACCGATCCGTCGGTGACCGTTGCACCGATGACTGCGGCCTGATTCCAGGACGGCTCTTTGTCGCCGTCGCTCTGGCCGCCTGTCGTGCACTGGTACTCAAAGCCGTTCGCGACCGTCGGGCGAACGTGCTGGCCGGCCGTGTAGGCGAAGGCCGGCTGCCAGAAATTGAGGCACTTCGCGGTCCAGTCGACGATCGTCGGCTCGATGGCCGTCGCAGACTGCCGCAGCGTGCCATTCGGCCGAGTGCTCATAGGCGACCAGCAGCACCGATTGATTCAACGGGAAGCGGCAGCACGATATGAACGTCGACGCCTTCGACTTTCGGGCTCGTCTTGAAATCCGACCGCAGGCAATGGCCGTCGGTGAATTCGATCAGCAGCTGCGTCCCATCGGTCCAGACCGCTTTCACGACCTTGCCGATGATGTAGCGAAACTGCGGATGCAGGTCGGTTTCGCTCGTGACGACGCCGGTCGCGAAGGTCACGATTTCCGGGCCCGATGAGGCCCATTCGACCGTGACCTCGAGGCCGTCCAGGAACCGGATCCGGAACCGTTCGCCGTCCGGGATCACGTCCCGGATGGCGCGACCGACGGCGAGGTCGTGAATCCTCACAACTTCGCCTTCAGCGCATCACGGTGGGCAATGGCCGCGGCGACGCGCTCCTGCAGATGCGCGACGTGCGCCTCCGCATCGGCGATGTCGGCTTGCAGCGCGAGCTTCTCGCGGTTGGCGAGCTTCTCGGCTTCGGCCTTGGCGGCGCTTTCGGCCTGCGCGGCCGATTCGGCGGCTTTGGCAGCGGCGAGCGCCGCCTCGAGCTCTGCGACTGTCTGGCTCATCGTCGTCACCTCAAGCCAGGCGGAGGATCGCGTTCGACGCGTCCGCCGTCGGCATCTGGATCGTGAAATCGCCCGCGGTGGCGGTCTTCGTGCCGCCGAAGTCGTGCACGCTGACGGCCTTGTTGCTCTGCGAGCTGTTGTAAATCATGCAGGCGACCGCCGAGAGCGTGACCGTCGAAAACACGAGATTGGAAAACGTCGTGTATGCGGTCGTGCCCGAGATCGTCGGGTCGACACGCGTGAGCGAATTGCCACCGGCGGAATAGTTCGTGCCGGAGGCCTCGTCGCTGTTGCCGGTGATGTTCGAGTAATTGGTCGAGGCCGCACCGTAGGTGCCCGCCATGCCGACCTTGATCAGGCAGAGCTTGAAGGTGCTGCCGCCTGAATTCAGGAAGTTGTGCAGCGCCTGCAGAAGCTCCGACTTGAAGCTCGTGCACATTGCGGTGGTTGCGGACATTTTTCCTCTTCCTCAGTTGATCAGGACGGTCCGGGCCTCGGCCTGGATGACAATGGTTCTGGAATCGAGATCAAGCACGATGGTCCGTCGGTCGGGGTCGATCGTTACTATTCGTCCCGACGGAGCCAAAAGCAGGCCGGCATATGCGAACAGGACGCCGATAGCGGCTTCCGCCTCGACGCCGGTGAGCGCCACATTCGCCGCGGCGCTGATCTGCAGGATTCCGGCCGAGCCGTTCGCCAAGACGGCCGGCAGGGTCAGCACGACGTTCGAGATGGCGGTCAGGCTGCCGGCGGCGCACGAGGCAGAAACGCCCGTAATTGCGACTGACCCGTTGCCTACGACGCCGAGCGCACCGGCAGCCCCGGCCGCCGAAACACCACCGATCGGCACGACGGTCGGGCTGATCAAGCTGACCGTTACCGACCCGGCTGCACCGGCGGCGGAAACTCCCGTCAGCGTGGCCGTCGCAGCGACCGAAGCACTCACGGTCCCGGCCGAGCCGGTCGCCGCGACGCCATTGATGGCGATCAGCGCTCCCGTCAAAACCGTCAATGAGCCGGCAGCTCCGGAAGCCGCGCTTCCGGTTACTGGGACGTTTGAGGCGCCCGTTTCAGTCAGCGAGCCGACCGCTCCGGATCCAGAGACGCCAGTGATGGCGACAACCGAGCCGGTTAGGACGGAAAGCGTTCCGACGGCCCCGGATCCCGCATTGCCGGTGATTGGCGCATTAGCAGCTGCCGTCGTGCTGACCGTTCCGGCCGCGCCGGTGCCAGCGTTGCCCGTGATAGGCACGTTCGCGGCGCCGACGGCGGTGACCGCTCCGGCCGCTCCCGTCCCGGCGACACCGGTGATCGAGACGCCGGCTTTACCGGTGGCCGTGACCGTCCCGGCTGCGCCCGAGGCCGCGTTCCCGGTGACCGGGACGTTGGCCGCGCCGGTGATGCTGACGGTGCCGATCGCGCTCGTCGAAACGACGCCGGTGATCGAGACCGTGACCGGGCTCGAGGAGACCTCACGGCATTCCCAGACGACCGCGCCGACCTCGATCGATGCCGTGGCATCGGCCGTGCCTTCGATCGACAGCCGGACGCCGCTCCCGTCGGGCGTGATCAGGCTCGCCGCGTCCCAGTAGGCCGTGACGATCGTGCCGGTCGTCGAACTGATGACCGTTCCGGTCGCCAGCGTCGAGATGAGCGACGCGCCGTCGTACAGCCGGAGCGTGACGGTCGGAGATCCCGCCGCGCTCGCTCTCAGCAGTACCCGGAAGCGCTGATTGCTGGCCCCGGTGAGCGGGGTCCGGGTCGGGGTCGCGAAATCGACCAGGGCGACCGTATTCGGCGGCTCGTAGCCGATCAGGTCCGGGTTAAACCACCCATCCGGATCAGCGTTCTCGTCCCACCATCCGAGCGAAAGCGCCTGGCGAGTGAAGACGCCGAGCGCCATGGATTACTCCGAAATGACGATCATG